GACATGGCCAGTTCAGTGGGCAACTACTATGACAAGCTACACGTTATCAACTGTCGCAAAGAACTTGGACAACCTGTCACTGAGAAAGAACATGTTAAGGCCGTGTGGTTAGCACTACATGCTAGCTATGCACTAGAAGCATTCCGCTTTATGGTTTCATTTGCCACAAGCCTAGCCATGGTAGAAAACAAAATCTTCATGGGCAATGGCAACATTATCAGTTTGATTCTACAAGACGAACTATTACACAAGGGCTGGACAGCCTACATGATCAATCAAGTTATAAAAGAAGATCCTCGATTTGTTGAAGCTAAACAAGAATGCGAAGCCGAAGTGTATCAACTATACATGGATGTTATACGAGAAGAAAAAGATTGGGCAACTTACTTGTTCAAGATGGGTCCAGTTATTGGACTTAATGCAAACATCCTGCGTGACTTTGTTGACTACACCGCAGTCAGTGCGTTAAAAGATATTGGTATTAAGTATCAAGCTAGTGCTCCTAAGTCAACTCCTATTCCCTGGTTTAATAAACATGTCGACACTAGTAAAAAACAAACAGCATTGCAGGAAAATGAAAGCACTAACTATGTCATTGGCATAATGAGTGACGTACTCGACTACGATGCTCTTCCAACATTATAATAAGTAAAGGAAATAAAATGAAAGCAACCGTATGGTCAAAGTCCAACTGTCCCTATTGCGATCAAGCAAAGGCATTGTTAACGATGAAAGGCATTGCCTTTGAAGAAAAGAAAATTGGAGATGGTTACAGTAAAGAAGATTTAATCGAAGCTGTTCCAACTGCACGTACAGTTCCGCAGATTTTTATCGGCGAACAACTTATCGGTGGGTTCACTGAGTTAAAACAACACTTAACAGAGGCATAAATGTTTTTAGAAAAATCAAAGTTCACAGAAGGTGACATCGTAAGTTTAAAGTTGATTTCAGGAGATGAAGTCATTGGAAAATATGTCAAAGAAGACATGGCAACTATAACACTGAATAAACCAGTGATGCTAGCTATGACTCCAAAAGGTCCTGCTATGGCACCTGTCATGATGACAGTTAGCCCAGAAAGCGAGTATGCTATAAATAAATCAGCAGTACTGTTTCAGGGTGCAACTGTAAAAGAGATCGCGGAGCAGTACATTTTTCAAACTACCGGCATTCAACCAGTGAGTGCAGGTAGTATTGTAACGAGATAATATGCCACTAGTTGCTAGAATTGGAGATACTATTGCTACAGGACACGGTTGTGACGGAACAACTACGTTGACCGGCCCATCTGGCAACGTATTCGCTAACAATAAAGGTGTTGAAAGACAAGGCGATCCTACTGTATCTCACCGAGTATCTGGTAGGGGGTGTTCTGTAAGTCATACCGCTGCAATCAACGCTGGCTCGGGCAACGTTTTTGTTAATAACAAACCAATCGCTAGAATAGGTGACTCAGCTGACGCTGGTTCTATAACTTCAGGCTCACCAAACGTTATAGCCAATTAATTTGACAACTTGATCTCGTTAGTTTATAATCTAAATATGAACATTTATTTAGATATGGACGATGTAGTCGCCGATTGGATGCCCGCAGCCCGAGCTATTGTAAATCGTAACTGGGATTACGGTGAGCGTATTCCCGAAAGTGATTGGAACAAGGTAAAAGCTAAAGCTAGATTTTATCGAGATCTACCAATCAAACTAGGCGCTCATGAACTAGTAGAATATTGCAAAAATATTGTACAAGAAACAAACGGAACCCTACAGTTCCTAACAGCATTACCACATGATTACTCTGTGCCCTATGCCGCGCAGGACAAAGTATGGTGGGCACATGAACGTTTCCCAGGAATCCCAGTATTCTTTGGACCGTTTAGCTTTGACAAACATAAACATTGCCAACCCGGAGATATCCTAATCGATGACCGGACCAGCAACTGTAATGAATGGCATGCCGCGGGCGGACTTGCACACATTTACCGAACCTGGCCAGATTGTAAAGTTTGGCTGGAATCAGTATTGCAGGCGCCGGCAAGCGTCTAGACTAACTATTAAACAAGGAGACTAATATGTCAAACAAATATTCAGAGTTCACAAAGCAATCGTAGAAGCAATGGAAAGCGATTTCGAAAAGTTTTACGATAAAGAAGTTGGTGCCGCAGGTACTAGAGTTCGCAAGCATTTACAAGAGCTAGCCAAGCTGTGTAAAGAAACACGCAACGATGTTACCGCAGTTAAGAACGCACGTAAAGAACCAAAATAATAGCATAAATACAATGTCCAATAGGAGATAGTATGGCTTATTCAGAAAAGGTGATTGATCACTATGAAAATCCCCGGAATGTCGGATCTTTTGACAAGAGTGATCCTAGTGTTGGTACTGGTATGGTTGGTGCACCTGCTTGCGGCGACGTAATGAAACTACAAATAAAGGTTGATAGCGATGGCATTATTAGAGATGCTCGTTTCAAGACATATGGCTGCGGTTCAGCAATCGCCAGCTCGAGTCTTATCACTGAGATGGTTAAAGGAATGCATTTGGATGATGCTAGTAATATTCGTAATAGCGAGATTGCCGAAGAACTAGCCCTACCTCCTGTAAAGATACATTGTAGTATTCTAGCAGAGGATGCTATTAAAGCAGCCGTAAATGATTACCGTAACCGACACAGCCAGTAAACGGATTAAACAAAATCTGGAGAGACGCGGCAGGGGTGTTGGAATCCGGATAGGTGTTAGGACTACAGGCTGTAGTGGGTTAGCATACACTATTGAATACGTTGACGAATACACAGCTGAAGCGGGTGTTACTAACTATGCCCAAAAAGACTTTGTTGTATTGATAGATGCCAAAAGTATAGTATATCTAAATGGATTAACCATGGATTGGGTTCGCAACGGACTCAATGAAGGATTTGACTTTGTCAATCCAAACGAACGTGACCGGTGCGGGTGCGGCGAATCATTTAGAGTATAGCAGTGTGGACTAGGCAACAAACCCAGGAATGGATTACTCAAATCGAACTTAGAGTTGAGGATATCGATTACTACCTAAGGCGCACAGTTGAATGGTGCGAAACTAACGGTGTTTGGAGTGACGATCGTGTATTCTTGCTAAGTTTTATGACTGCCATTTGGGTAAGCCATATGAGGCAAGAGCCTATTTCAAAAAAAGAAATACTCGAACTATTGGGTATTCCTCATTGGGAGAAGGTGGATGATTTGGAGTACACATTGCATCCAGAAGTCCAGGAAATGGAGTTTGAAGAAATGCTAAATCATTTGGCAAGCAAGTTCTAGACAATCTTCAAAATAGATAGTATAATAAGTCTATGTGTATAACTTTTGGTATAACTTATGACTATGCATTTAGAAGGTCCGTGGCTGAGTACTACAGGTAAAAAGCGAGGCAAGCAAAAGTTTGCTTCTGCTGAACAGGCAAAAAAGGCAAGAGATTTGGACGAAAGTTGGAAAGCCCTGCAAAAGAAGTGGGGTATTGAGGCAGAAGAGAAAAAGCGGACTCGTGCGCTAAGTGCCCCTAGTTTGAGCAGCAGTTACAGCCTAAAGATTCCCGAAGGTCGTAACACTACTGCACATATTAAAAGTGTGGACACTGGTGGTAATGCTGTTCTTAAACCTGCCAAAGTGTACACAGGTACCAAAGTAAAAGGTATTGCTACTATGCACAAGAGCAATGCTGTGCCAGTGTTTAGTGATGAAGAAGCTATTGATATTAGCAAAATGCGTAGATAACTTGGTGGGATTCCAAGCTAACTACATAACCCGCCTAAAGAAGTTATGAATCTTTGGGAACAGGAAGTTTTATAGTTTTTTAACTTCCTATGTGCGTTTTTTGTACATTACACAAAAGGAGAAACTTATGGAAAAATCCATTCGTATTATAGTCTTAGGACTATGTCTTATTCTAGCAGGAATGTTTGTTAAGACAGTGACAGTATCAACATTGGCCAAATTTGACCAATCAAAGTATATAACTGATCCCGGTTATATCTCTCTTAAAGAACGTGAACGCCAACTAGATTGTTTGGCTATTAACATTTACAGAGAAGCGGGCAATGAGCCATTTGAAGGTAAAGTTGCAGTGGCGCAAGTCACCATTAACCGAAGCAAAAACGATCGTTTCCCAAACGATATTTGCCAAGTGGTTTACCAAAAAAATGTAGTCTTTGAAAAGGTTGTTTGCCAGTTTAGCTGGTACTGCGACAACGCTCACAAGACTAGAGCAATAAACAAAGAGTCATATGGCGAAAGTTATGCAGTTGCCAAAAAAGTTTTGTTAGAAGGATTCAAACTAGACTTACTAAAAGATGCCATGTACTATCACGCAGATTATGTAAGCCCGGGATGGAAACTGCCAAAAATAGGCCAAGTTGGTCGACATATTTTTTATAAAGAAAAGGGTATCTAATGGACAAGATTGATCTGTATTTGACTAACATTAAGTCATTCTTTTTAGAAAAGTTTAGCCATATTTCGGCGGAAGCCATTGGCTGGATTGCTGTCATTATCTTACATTGTGCAACACTGCCTACATGGTTGGCACAGATGCAAGGACTAACTGATAAGCTACCAGGGGTTGATATTATTCTTATGGTTTGGGCAGGATTAGTCTTACTGTTTATCAAAGCCATTTTAAATAAGGATATGCTAAACATCATTACCATTGGAGTTGGATTTGCAATACAGGCCGCAATGATGGCGCTGATCTTTTTGAAATAACATTGATTGCCAAACATATTGACACCTCCTTCGGGAGGTGTTATACTATGTACATAGTGAAAACTATACCCTTAACACACAGAGAAAGAAGGCAACTTATGAAGGCATTTATTTTAGGCACAGTCTTTGGACTAGTTCTAGCTACTGTTGGATTTTCTGGCATTGCTCGAATTATGGACAAAGGCGTGGACACAGTTAAAACACACAGTCAGGAGATGGCAAAATGAAAACTTTTTCAGTATTACTTGTTGTAATGGCACTTGCCGCTTGTAGCACCGTAGCCGGTGTTGGGCAAGATATTAAATCGTCCGCAGAATGGACAAAAGATAAAATAAGTGGAAAATAAAATGAAAAAACTTATTTTAATCCCTGTCATCGCCGCTCTCACAGCCTGTTCAGGTATGAAGACTGTTGACGAACGTAAAAACTACGCACAGCCAGATTGGTATCAAGAATGCCAGCAAGCAGGTGTCAAAGGTTACTTCTGGTGGAAGAAAGAGTTTGCCTATGCCTGCGGTGGCGGCGAGTCAGTTCACGCACAGGCAGCTGAAGAACAGATGTATGCCATTGCAATGAACAACTTTGCCAAGCGTATCAACTCAGAAGTCAACAGCGAAACAAAGATTGATTTTGTCAACGATAAGAAGAGTACAAAAACTTCTATCTCGTATGTTGTTAAAAATACAACCATCCGCGAGCACATGAAGACCGAAACTGCACAGTTTACTATGCAAGGTCGTCACTATACCTTTGTGCGTCTCGAGATGCCCAAAGCAGTATTTGATCAACTCATCCAAGAAGCTAAAAAGTGAAAACTGTCATAGCCATTGCGATACTACTGACATTGGTTGGATGTAGCTCTAGTCCAAAAAAAGTAGCAGGACAGTTTTGTTATACTTCACAAACTGTAGAAGTAGCAGACGGTGAGAAAGTGTCTAGCAAAACCACTGTACAGTGTTCAGACGATCCAGTCGAACGTATAGTGATTAAAAAAGCAGGCATTGCACAAAACTGTGGTGAATTTAAATATTGGACAACCTTGAAAGGACGACCCGTTGAACGCAGATCGATTAGTTGCCAGAAGCTTGATGGTACTTGGGAAATCATGCCTGCTGTTATGCCTTAACACGGCACAAGCACAGAGTTGGCACAGTCCTGCTTTTGATGGGTGGGCTAGTCCACACTCTAGTGCAGGATTAGTGTATAACATTGCTAAGTGGTTTAGTACCAGTCTATCTAAGGAGGACTTGGATAAACATCGTCAGGCTGTACATCATGCACTAAACAACCTAGAAAACGGCGAGATGGCCATTTGGACCAGTAGGGTTGAAGACGCAGAAGGCCGTGTGCAGATTGCATATACATGGCCTGCCAGCGGTAAGACTTGCCGTAGACTGTATAGTTATGTGCGTATAAATGAAAATTCTAAAGCATATCAAGACACTGCTTGTTTGGATAGTAATCACAAGACTTGGACTTTCGTTGATAAATATTAGAATAAAACAAAGGAAGCTAACATGGCCTCAGGATTTCAACAAGACTCAAATCAACTATCACCAGACTTTTATCGCGTAGTGTTAACACTAAGCGGCGGTACTGGAACCTATACAGGTGCAGCCCCAGCAAATGGTGCGGTTAACCCGTACGACTGGAACAGTTATACAACTCGTCCAACTACTACTGCCAACGCACAACGTCTAGCACGTGGTAACATTCGTTGGCAGGCAATCATCGAAGAACTAACAAAACACGCAGATGCTCAAATCCTCGACGTGGAAGTAGTCAGTGCAGATACCACTGTTGCAGACAATATTCCAACAAGCGTAGCATTTACTGTTAAGTTTGAAAGAGATGATTTTGTATTAGGTGCAGTACAAAAGATTGCAACAACATTTGCTCCCACAACGGGCGCGGCTGTTACTATTGATACAACAGCTAAAGCATTGCGCTATCTAGTTGGACAAGCAATCGTCCGCGGCGGTGTAGCAGGATACACACGTTCTTACAGAGTATACGATGCAACTGGTTCAGCAGATTCACAAGTTAGTATCACTATCAATCAGCCAGACACACCAGCTGATGTGTACGATGATATTGCTGTAAACTTAATCGACGGAACAGAACTAGTCTCTACTGTCTAATACATGATACTAGCCTGGCTACTACTCCTTACTGGCCTCACCATCTCCGCAGTTGCGATCTATTACAGTGTGATAGGTTTGGCTGCTATTTTTGCCGCGGCCACTATACCCATTTATATAATGGGTGGAAGTTTAGAAATAGCCAAACTGGTGTGTGCAAGTTGGTTGAAAGAAAACTGGGGTCGTGCACCAGCGTTGATGAAATGGTATATGACCACTGCGGTCATTGTGCTGATGATTATTACCTCTATGGGTATCTTTGGATTCTTAAGTAAAGCACATAGCGAATCCGGATTAATATCTGGAGATGTAACTAGTAAGATTGCAATATATGACGAAAAAATTAAAACAGCAAAAGAAAATGTTGAAGCCAGCCGTAAGCAACTTAAACAGATGGACGAGGCTGTTGACCAAATCATGGGTCGAAGCACAGACGAAAAAGGTGCCGACAAAGCCAATGCTGTACGTCGAAGTCAACAACGTGATCGCTCTGCATTGGCCAAGGACATTGAAACCAACCAAAGGCTTGTTGCTAAACTTAATGACGAGGCCGCACCAATTCGTGCAGAAGTACGTAAAGTAGAAGCTGAGGTTGGCCCAATCAAATATATTGCGGCATTTGTCTACGGTGATAATCCCGATGCAAACTTATTAGAAAAAGCTGTTACCTGGGTCATTATTATTATCGTATCAGTGTTTGATCCATTAGCTGTTATAATGTTGTTGGCGGCACAGATGACATTTGGTTGGAGGAAGGAAGAACCCACTCCGATATATGTTGCTAGTGAACCTAAGACAGAACCCGATCACAAAGAGCCCGTTACACCGTTAACAGATCGTGCAGACGAAGCAAATGCGCTAATAGCCGAAATTGAAAAAGAAGTACCCGAAGTTACATTGCCAGAAGAACCAAAAGAGTTCGACATCAGTAAACATGCATACCTGCACACTGGCTTTGCACATTTCAAAGACCTTCAACCAATGGTCTACAAGCCTGAACCAAAAGAAGAAGTTGTTTCCAATATTACTGTAGATGCAGTAGTTGAGTCTCTTCCGGAAGAACCCACTGTAGACAATACCGAAGTTAAAGTTGACGAGCACATTGATAACAAAACCTATCAAATATTTCCTGACTTAGAAGAGGAATCAAAAAAAAAGACTTACATAATCAAGGATCAGGGACACCAAGTGGTCAAGAGCAAATAGGTTATATTCAGAACGCAGAACAAAGTGACGAAACACTTTGGGCTCGTTTACAACAAATCAATCAGCTCAAGGCAGTAGATCGACTATATAAAGAATACTCCTTAGATAGATTTAAGGGTATAGTAGTAGATGAAACTACAGATCCGGAACTTGCTGTATTTGTTAAATCTGTTCAGGATCGCGGTCCTAGATTTAATAACTATGACAAGGATACTTTAGAAAACTTTGCAAAACGAATTTATGAACTTAGGAAAAATCAATCTAATAACCCCACCTGATAATCTATTCAATATGAATCCAGGTTATTTGCTGATTAAACCCAGCACTAAAATTAAAATGCAGTTTCAAACGATACTTAGTTCGTTAGACGATGACATCAATGTATACGTTTATGACACTGACGAAGCTGATATTGCATGGATGTTAAGTACTGCAAATCAAGCAGACTTTATTATCATCGATATAGATAACTGCGATAGTATTACTAAGAATTTTCTAAGTGTACTGTTAGTACAACCAAACTCTTATTACATTACTAATGATGAAGTTACTCCGTGGAACTTGATAAGTAAAAACAGGATTTACAACTTAGATTGGGTACTTGACGTACTCAAAGGCACTGAGGAAGACGAAGACGACGAAGATCAAAAGGAAGACGATGAAAAACAATGAATATAGACCAAGCGGCTCAACTGTATATTTGAGAGACGGCGATGATGTTAATAGAGCACTTAAAAAGTTCAAGAACAAAATCGAAGACAGCGGCAAGCTGAAAGACCTCCAAAAGAAAGAGTTTTACGAAAAGCCAACTACTGCTCGTAAACGTAAGAAGGCCGCTGCCAAAAGTCGTTGGGCAAAGAAGCTCAAAGATCAAGCATTACCTAAAAAAATGTATTGACTTTGTTCATAGTGTCTGTTATAATGTAAGTTACTTATTAAGAAAGACTTTACATGCTAACAGACATTATGATTGACTTAGAAACTTTAGCAACTAGCCCAGATGCTACAGTTCTTACTATTGGTGCAGTTAAGTTTGATCCGTTTGGAGATGACGTTAACGAGCCAACTTGCCAAAAGTTTTATGTAAGAGTAGACATTGACAGTTGCGATCAACTAGGTCTTGCAGTCAATGACGACACAGTTGCTTGGTGGGCTCAACAAAGCCAAGAATCTCAAGACGAAGCGTTTCACCCCGATAACAGAGTACACATTGTTGAAGCTATGCATCAACTGTACAAGTTCTGTTGGGGAGCCAAACGTGTTTGGTCACATGGTGCATCCTTTGACGTAGTCATTTGCGAGCACATTTTTAACAAGATTCAAAAAGCAGTTCCTTGGAAGTTTTGGGAAGTTCGCTGTACACGTACTCTGTTCGACATTGGCATCAATCCAGACCGTCCGCCTGTACTAAAGCACCACGCATTAGAAGATGCTTGGAATCAAGCAGTAGGTGTACAAAACGTATACAAGAGATTGCGTACTGCCAGCAGTTTTAATGGCGAGTTGTTTAAACCTCTATCGAGATAATATATGACTGAAGACAATAATGAAGTAATGGATATTACTCAAGAAGAATGTGCTGAAGTTATTCAAGCTATTAGTAAGATTCGTCGCTTTGGGATGGATAATGCTAAACCGGGTACAGAATATACCAATGGTGAGCATCTTGAAGAAGAGCTAGGCGATGTGTTGGCAATGGTTGATATTCTATTAGTTAATGGCGTTGTCAACTGGGGTAATCTGCACAGAGCAAAACGAGCCAAGATTGAAAAGCTAAAAAAATGGTCTAATATTCCTAATCTAGATAAGATCTGAGATAAATATTTTTATACAGTGCCCGGGTGGGGCTGTATAAAAGGGCACGATGCCCACACGTTCTTGCTTATCAAGGAGAAAAACTATGAACGCTATCACACGATTCGACACAACCGCTCTAAACAGAGCACTCATTGGTTTCGACCAGCTATTCGACAATGTCGAAAGACGCTTTGCAAATCAGGTCCAAAATAATTATCCCCCATATAATGTTATCAAGCACGATGACAATACTTTTGAAATAGAAGTAGCTGTTGCCGGCTTTAACAAGGAGGATATCACTGTTCAAATAGACCAAGACCAACTTATTATCAAAGGACAGCAACCGCAGACAAGTACTGAAGTTCAGTACATGCACCGTGGCCTGGCTGCTCGAGATTTTGAGCGCACTTGGACATTGGCAGATCATATGGAAGTGGGCGGAGCAGAGTTGACTAACGGTATTTTAAGTGTTAAACTAACACGTATTGTACCCGAAGCTCTCAAGCCTCGCTTGATTGCTATTAAGGGCTAACTCTTATTGGGGGAGCTTCTCCCCCAATAAATACTTTATCAAGAAGGAAAGTAACTATGACTACCGAAGTTCAAATCGACGAGAAAATTAAACAAAAACTCTACGAGCCCAAACGTTGGAAAGTAGTATTACTTAACGACGATACTACCCCGATGGAGTTTGTCGTAACTATACTAACTGAGATTTTTAAACANACNCANGAAACNGCNAAAGCTGTTACATTAGAAATACATAATAGTGGAAGTGGCGTTGCTGGCATTTATAGCTTTGAGATTGCAGAAGTTAAAGCAGTTGAAGCTACGCAACTTGCAAGGTCAAATGGTTTCCCACTTCAGATTAAGATGGAAGAAGAATGAGTCTAAAAGACATCACTAAGGATCTGCACCACG